GCGCATCAAGTTCAGCGATGGCACCACGGCAAAGATCCACTGGACCGAGGACTACGGCCCGCGCGAGGCGAAGCTGGTCCTGGTGTGCGAGGACCTCAATGGCTAGCAGCGTCGAAATCAAGGGCCTGGCCGAGCTGAACAAGGCACTGCAGGACCTGCCGGCGAAGATCGAGCGCAACGTCCTGCGCGGCGGCCTGCGCGCTGGGGCCAAGGTGATGGAGGCCGAGGCGGTCCGTCGGTGCTCTGAGGCGCCGCCGACGTTCGACAGCGTCCAGCGCGGTGCGCGCAAAGGCGAGCTCAAGCGCAGCATCCGCGTCACCATGCGCGCCTCGCAGGGGACCGTGCGGGCCCGGCTCAAGGCCGGTAATCGGCTGGCCTGGTACGCGCACCTGGTCGAGTTTGGCACCGCTCGCCACTGGATCAAGCCGAAAAGCCGCAAGAGCCTGTTTATTGCCGGCCTGCTCAAGGAAGTCGTCGACCATCCGGGCGCGAAACCCAAGCCCTTCATGCGTCCCGCCTTCGACGGCAAGTGGCGCGCCGCGGTCGATGCCATGGCCAACTACATCCGCGAGCGGCTGCCCAAGGAAATCGGGAAGCTGGGCAAATGAGCGCCGAAGTCGTCATCAAGGCCCTGCTCGAATCCAGCAGCGGTCTGGCCTCGCTGGTGTCTACGCGTCTGTACTCGGGCGCGCGTCCGGAAGGCGACCCGCTGCCAGCCGTGGTGTGGTCCGAGGTGTCCGACGTGCCCCTGCCGCCGATCGACATCAGCACCGGCGCCGAGCCGATGACCGGCCGCATCCAGGTCAATTGCCTGGCCAGCACCTCGGCCGGCGTCAAGGCGCTCAAGGAGGCCGTCGTCGCGGCCTGCCACAAGCAAAGCGGCAGCATCGCCGGCATCACCGTGCAATCCGTCCTGCAGGACAGCGCAGGTCCGCGCAGCTACGACGCGCTGGTGGATACCTTCCAGCAGCCCGTCGATTTCATCGTGCAGTACGTTCGTTAAGGAGTTTCAGCCATGACCATCGCCGCCGGCGTTGCCAAGCAACTGCGTTACAAAGTCGAAGCCACCTTCGGCACCGCCCCCGGTGCCTCGGGCGCCCAGGTCCTGCGCCGGGTCAACTCCAACCTCGACCTGTCCAAGGACACCTACCAGTCGGCGGAGATCCGCACCGACTACCAGATCGCCGACATGCGCCACGGCGTGCGGCGCGTGGGGGGCAACATCAAGGGCGAGATCTCGCCCGGCACCTACAAGGACTTCATCGCCGCCGCCCTGCGCAAGGCCTGGGCGGCGACGTCCGCCATGACCGGCCTGTCGGTCACGATCAGCGGAGCCGGCCCCTCGTACACCATCGCCCGCGCGAGCGGCGATTTCCTCGCTGCCGGCCTCAAGATCGGCGACGTGGTGCGCCTCACTGCCGGCGGCTTCGTGGCCGGCAACCTCAACAAGAACATCCTGGTCACCGGCGTCATTGCCGCCAACTTCACCGGCATCGTGCTCAACGGCAGCGCCCTGACGGCGGAAGGTCCGATCGGCAGCGCCACGGTCAGCGTCGTCGGCAAGAAGACCTGGGTGCCCACCAGCGGCCACACGGACCTCTCCTACAGCATCGAGCACTGGTATTCCGACATCAGCCAGTCCGAGCTGTTCCGCGGCTGCAAAGTCAATACCGTCGGCGTCAACCTGCCGCCGACCGGAATGGCGGAAATCGACCTCGGCTTCATCGGCCAGGACATCACCACGGCCGCCAGCGCCTACTACACCAGCCCCACGGCGGCCACGGCCACCGGCATCGTCGCCGCGGTGAATGGCGTGCTGATGGTCGGCGGCGTGCATGTGGCCATCTGCACCGGGCTCTCGCTCTCCATCGCCGGCGGCTACAGCGGCGACCCGGTGGTAGGCGCCAACACGGTGCCGGCGCTGTTGCCCGGCCGGGTGGCGGTCAGCGGTCAATTCACCGCCTATTTCACCGATGCCACCCTGCGCGACAACTTCGTCAATGAAGACGAGATCAGCCTGGTCGTCGCCCTGACCGCCAGCAATGCCGCGGCCGCCGACTTCCTGACCTTCGTCCTGCCGCGCATCAAGGTCGGCGGTGCCGGCAAGGACGACGGCGAAAAGGGCCTGGTGGCCACCTTCCCCTTCACGGCGCTGTACAACAGCGCCGGCGGCTCCGGCGTGAGCACCGAACAGACCACCCTCAGCGTGCAGGACAGCCAGGCATGAGCAAGCTGAACGGCTTGCTGCGGCGCTTTCTCGGTTGGCCGGAGATTGCCGCCGTTCCCGCGCCGCTGCAGACCGCCGTGGTGGATCTCGCCACCATCCGTAGCCGGCTGCAGGCCACCGTCGAGCTGCGCCACCCGGTGACCGGCGAACCACTGGGTGCCTCGGTCGTCATGGCCAGCCCGGACCATCCGGCGCGCCGCCAGGCGCGCATGGACATCGCCCGTGCCCAGCGCGGCCGCGACGACGTCGATGAGGGCGAGGCGCTCGAACTGGTCGACGAAGCCGCCGTCGAATTCCTGGCGCGCATCGTCTTCGGCTGGGAAGGCATCAAGGTCGACGGCGAGCCGCTGGCCCATTCCGCCGCCGCGGTGCGCGAGCTGTTGAGTCCAGAGCCGATGCGCTGGCTGGTAAACCAGCTGCTCAACGAGGCGGCGCGCGCCGAAAATTTTATCGAGACCTCCGCGCCAGGCTGATCGCGCACGCGGAGGGTGAAGCCCGACTGGCCATGCCCCAGGGGGACGGCAAGCCGCTGCGCGATCACCTCCAGGCCGCCGCCCGCGCCACCGGGAAACGGCCAAGGGAATTGGACGTTCCGCCGCTGCCCGAGTCGCTGCGGCCGTTGTGGCAGATCTACCTGCAGCTCGATGCCGGGCGCGGCGCCGGCGCGTTTCATTCCGTCGCCATCGGCTGGCAGGACATCGCCGCCTGGCAACGCCTCACCGGCCATTCGCTCACTGGCTGGGAAGCGGAAACGCTGATTCGCACCGATCGCGCCATCCGCGCGATTCTCGACAAGGACTGACATGGCAACGGAAATCGGCAGCCTGCTGATCGACATGCGGGCGGACGTGGCGCGTCTGGCGCAGGACATGGCCAAGGCGCAGAGCACCGTCGAGAGTGCCATGGCCAAGGTGCAAAGCTCGGCGGCGGCGGCGGTGACCGCGTTGAGCCTGATCGGCGTCGGCGTCTCCGTGGCGGGCATGGCCAACATCGTCAAGGGGGCGGTCGGCGCCATGGCCGCGCTCGACGACATGGCCGCCAAGGCCGGGACCACGGTAGAAAACTTCTCCGCCCTGGCGGACGTGGCCAAGATCGGCGGACACGACATCGGCCTGGTCGAGACCGCAGTGGTGCGGCTCACCAAGGCGCTGGCCGGTGGCGACGAGGAGGCCAAGGGCGCCGGTCACGCGCTGGCCGCGCTGGGGCTCAAGGCCGAAACCCTGCGCAGCATGGACACGGCCGAAGCCCTGCTGGCGGTGGCCAAGGCGCTCGACCAGTACGCCAGCGGATCCGGCAAGACGGCCCTGGCCCTGGACCTGCTCGGTAAAAGCGGTGCCTCCGCGCTGCCTTACCTGGAGGATCTGGCCGAGACCGGCAAGCTGGCCGCCAGCGTGACGGCCGAGCAGGCCGCGGCCTCGGAGCGGCTCGAAAAGGACATCAACGCCGTCAAGCTCGAAGGCGAGAAGGCCACCCGCGCCATGGTGGCCGGGTTCCTGCCGACCATGAACGACATCGCCAAGGCGATGCGCGCGGCCGCGGAAGACGGCGGCACGCTCAGCGCGCTGTTCGTCGGCTTCGGCGGCATCGCCACCGAGGTGTTCAACCCGTTGGTGGCCATCGTCAAGCAGTTCGGCGCTTCGCTGCACGAGACCGCTGCAGAATTCAACGAGTGGATGGCGAAGTTCTCCTCGGGCGACGTGCGCCAGAACTTCCTCAGGACGGCCCTCCAGGAGCGCGCGGCGGCGCAGAAGATCTACGCCGAGATCATGGCCCTGGATACCCGCCGGACCTTGTCCGGGGCCGGCGAAGGCAAGCCCAAGCTCGATTACACGGCGGCCAGCCGCGCCCAGGGCGGCGGCGGCGATTCCCGGCTCGAGCGGATGTTGAAGGTCGGCCAGCAGAACCTGTCGGCCAGCCTCGACAACGAAGCGGAGCAGCGCATCCTCGCCGAAAAGCGCGCCATGGCGGACGCCAAGAAAGAGTTCGAAGACCTGCAGCGCATGCTGAAGAAAGGCGAGGAAAACGAGCTGGCCGCGTATTACGAGACTGCCGGCGAGGAAACCATCCGGCTGGTGGTGGCGCAGCAGGAGCTGAAGCGCGCCGGCAAGGACACCTTCTCCGAGCTGACGCGGGCCGTCGAATCCTGGGGCAACAAGGCCGCCGACACGTTTGCCGATTTCGTCGTCGATGGCAAGGCCTCGTTTTCCGATCTGGTCAATTCGATGCTGAAGGACATCGTGCGGCTGCAGGCCAAGCAGATCCTGGATCCGTTCACCCGGGGCGCCAGCGATTGGTTGTCCGGCCTGTTCGGCACGCGCTCCTCCGGAGGGTCGTCGGGGTCCGACTCGCTGTGGATGCCGTCCGAC